TCAAAGCGTGCGACCATCGGCATAGAGCATGCAACGGAGACGTGGCCGAGAGGCTGAAGGCACTCGTTTGCTAAATGAGCATACCCCACAAGGGTATCGAGGGTTCGAATCCCTCCGTCTCCGCCACTTCCTTCTAAGCCCTTGATCGACCTGAAAAAGCGTTGTTTGCCAACGCCGTTTCCCATATCTCTGCTACAAATCATGCTACAAATTGGCTCTGGCAGAGGGCGTTATGGCAGGGAAAATCAGGGGGCTTTTGCCGCGCGGTGGCCGCTACTATTCCCGACTCGTCGTGCCGAAGCCACTGCGGCCGATCGTCGGACAGCTTGAGCTGACTGAACCGCTCGGCGCCGATAGGACGGTTGCGCTTCGCCTACTCCCTTCGGCGTTGCACCGCGCGCACATGAGACTGGACGAAGCTCGCGACCGGCTCGCCGCGCTTAATCCGGCCGCGCAGTCGAAGCGCGGCACGGCATTGAGCGTCCGGCAGATGGCCCTCGCGCATTATGGCCGGGAGCTTGAGCGCGATGACGCCGCCCGCAGCCTTCCCAGCGGCTACGATCCCGATCGCGAAGCCGCGACACGGCCGACTTATTATTTCGCGCTGAAGCGTGCGGCGAAGGGAGGCGCCGAGGATGATGAGCTTGCAGCCCTGATTCAATGGGCGATTGACGAGTTCGCCGACCAAGGGAACCCGGTCCCTGCAACCGGCACCGACGAATGGCGAAGCCTCGCCCGCATGCTCGCTGGCGTGAAAGCGGAGACGATCGAGAATCAGACCCGTCGCGACCGCGGCGAACTTGACGCCTCGCCGAAGCACCCCATGCTCATCCCGGCGAGCGAGCTGCCCTCGACGGCGGCCGATCCCCTGCGCGTCCGCATTATCGGCCCCGACAGCACAAAGGCGCTCTCTGTCGTCCTGTCGGCGATGATGACGGAGAAGCAAGGCAAGCCCGGCACCGTCTATGAATACGAAGTCGCGGTGCGGATGTTCGAAGAGTTCCTTGGCGAGGCGAAGCCGGTCTATCGCATCACCCGGCAGGATGTCCTGGCCTACAAAAACGCCTTGCTCGAAACGCCCGCCAACTACACCAAGCGATTTCCGGACAAGAAGCTCCCCGAGGCGATCCGATTGAATAAGGCGCGGAAAGCGCCCTTCCCCACGCTCAACGCCACGACCATCAACGATAAGTGGCTTTCCCGGCTCAGCGCCATGCTGACGTGGTGCGTCAACAACAGCGTCATCCCGGACAACCCGGCGAAGGGCGTGCGCGTGGATCAGAGCAACCGCGACCCTGACGACGATCGCGACTATTTCCGCGATGCAGACCTTCAGAAGATATTCGCGGCACCACTGTTTGAGCCGTCTCCCAAGCTGATTGAAAAGCGCTGGGCGATGCTGATCGCCCTCTACAGTGGTATGCGCACTTCGGAGATCGCACAGCTACGACTGGACAGCATCCGTGAGGTGCGGGGCGTGCTGGCCTTCGCTGTAGAGGAGAGGACCAAGAATAAGCAGTCCCGCCGCTTGGTGCCGGTCCACAAGACGCTGCTGGCAATGGGGCTGCAGGAGCGCATTGCCCATCTACGCCGGAACGGCGCCGACCGGTTGTTCCCGGAGTGGTTTCGCGCCGGCCAGGACGCCATCAAGAAGGCCGAAGAGACCGGCCGCAAAGTCAACCTGCCCTATAGCCAGTTCATCCCCCGATGGTTCAACCGGACCTATCTGCCCAAGGTTGGGATCCACGATCCAAATAAGGTCTTCCACTCGTTCCGACACACCTTGAAGACGGCCCTGAAACTGGCGGGTGTGCCGAAGTCGGTTCGCGATGAGATCGCAGGGCAGGATGATCGCTCAGCCGGCGCCGGGTATGAGCACGAAACGTCTCTAACGGTCCTGCGCGAGGCGCTGGACAAGGTGGAGTTCGACCTGCCAACCCTACTTGCGTCACGTCCCGCATAAATTACGCATGGAATTTGATTTTCATGCGCCGAAATGCTCTCCTATGATTCGACAGTCGGATAGGAGATTGAGATGGCATTTCGAGCAGACGAAGCCGCTACGAAAAACCTCGAGCGCGCGCGACGTTATCTAACGCCCCGCGAAGCTACGCCGGAGGAGCGCGAGCAAATCAACCTAGTTATTGACGACGTCGTCGAGCGATGTGGTCCAGTAGTTGACGCTTACCCTACTTGGCACCCGCTCGTTCCGCAGAATGATGGACGTAATCCTGAACAATATCCAAGCGAACGATGTGGATACAAAGGGCTCGATCACACGATTTACTTCGTGAATGGCTTCATTACATGCCCTTATGTGAGCGGCGATGCGGTTCTCGACTCCGCGTCTCGAATCAAAACTCCGCACTGCGCGAACATCGAAGCCGAAGAGCTAGACGCCAAGCTTTATAACTCCGGAACCAAGCCAATCTTGGTAAGATGCGAGTGGGAAAAGCCGCTTGATGCTGATCAATTCATCCCACAGTCTCTCGCTGTCCCGCTGATGTTAGAGCAGGAGTTACCAGTATGGCGATGGTCTCAGCGTGGTGAATCGTGGGATACCATGAGGCCTTACCTACTGGGTGAGCCGCACGGCAGCAGATCTTCTCTTTTTGTAACTCAGGAGACTGCGTTAGCCATCAAAAAAATCTACACGTCCCTCATCGAGACAGGAATGTTTGGTCCGATCATAAATCGGCGTTAGACCCAGACATTCAATGCACAAAATGAATGGGTTCTCGATTTTTTTCACAGAAATTGATATTTTTGTTTGCCTCGCGATTCAGCATGTGAGATTCTAATCACAGTTGAGTTTGCGTAGGTTGCTTAGTGTTCCGCGAGTTAGTCGACAGCGTAAAGAAGTCGCTTAGTTTCGGATTGGAGAGGAAGTCGATTCCCCTTTCTGATCCCGTCGTGGCTGAGTTCTTCGGCTCGCTGCCGACTGCCTCCGGTGTGTCAGTCAACCATCACACCACGCTTCGCGTCCCTGCTGTTCTTCAGGCCGTCCGCCTGATCGCGGAAACGGTCGGCTCGCTTCCTTGCAAGCTTTATAGAGACGTTGACGGTAGCAAGGAGGCTGCAAAGGAGCACGCCGGTAACCGGCTTGCACACAACCGCGTCAACGGCTGGACCAGCGCCGGCCATCTGCGCGCCCTTCTGACGACCGACGCCCTGCTTCATGGCGCCGGCTATGCCCACGTTGTCCGCACCGGCGACGGCCGTCCTGTAGAGATGCACCGCCTTGCACCCGGCAGCGTGCAGCGCCGTTTCGAGGATGACGGCGAGCCCTTCTACATCGTCACCGACGCGCAGAACCGGCAGCGCCGGCTCGCCTTCAGCGACGTGCTCTACATCCCGGCCTTCGGCGACACCTCCCCGGTGCAGCTCGGCAAGGAAGCCATCGGCGTCGCGATGCTGTTGGAGCGTCACGCCGCGCAGTTCTTCGGCTCCGGTGCCCGTCCGGCTGCCGTTCTCTCGAATGAGAAGCCGCAGGGCGGCGAACAGGGCGCCACGACCATTGCGAACATCCGCAAGTCGTTCCGCAACTGGCTCGCCGGCAGCAGCAGCGATCCCCTGATTTTGGATGCCGGCTGGCGCTATGAGCAGCCGGCTATGACCTCGACCGATGCCCAGTTCCTAGAGCATCGGCTTGAACAGGTCCGCGAGATCGCCCGCATCTTTGGCGTCCCGCCTTCTATGCTGTTCGAACTGAGCCGGGCGACTTGGTCCAATGCCGAGCAGATGGCCGCGAGCTTCCTTCAGCTCTGCCTTCGCCCGTGGCTGGACCGTTGGCAGGACGCCTATGCGATCGTGCTGCTCACCGAAGACGAACAGGACAGCCTCTATTTCGAGTTCGTCATTGACGACCTTCAGCGCGCCGATGCGGCGGGCCGGGCCGAGATCTTCGGCAAGCTGGTCGCGATGCGCGCCATGACCCCGAACGAAGTCCGCGCCGCAATGAACCTCCCCGCGATCGAGGGCGGCGACGAACTGGCGAACCCCTACACCACGACCGGCCCCGCTGCCGGTGCGAACGACAATCCCAGCACTGACAAGGAAGCCGCGTGAACGACGAACCCGAAGAGATTGGCCTTGTGGTCAATCTCCGCATTGCTGAATTCGAGCGCGCCGTTGAGGAGCGTCTCAAGCCGGCGCTCCGCAAAGCCATCGCGGACGTGGCCTGCGAGTTAATCGACGGCTTCGGCGATCTCGCCGACATTCGCGAGGTTCGCGAGTGAAGCACGTCGCCTATTTCGGGGACGGCGAAAAGACCTTCGCCCTCACCGACCCCATGATCCATGAGCTTGAACGCATCCTTGGCTTCGGCATCGGAGCCATTCTTCAGCGCTTCACCGGCCGCATCTTCAACCTGCGCGACATCGCCGAGACCATCCGGCTCGGCCTGATCGGCGGCGGCGAGGCCCCGCAGATCGCAAGCGCCTTCATCTCGGCCTACGTCGAAAACCGTCCCATCGCCGAAACCCTGCCGATGGCCATAGGCATCCTTGAAGCCCGCTACTTCGGCGAGACGATCGCCGACGAAGCCCAGGACGATATCGAACAGGCTGGCGCGACCGGCGACCTCTCGGCTGCGATCCGGGCTGCCTATGCGGATGTCCCCGATGTCTGAGCGGCTTGAGATCAAGGCCAGCATCAGCGTTGACGACGCCGGCACCATCACCGGCACGGCATGGCCGTTCGGCATCCCCGATCGCGTCAACGACGTGATCGAAAAGGGCGCCTTCGGTGCGCCGGCCCGCCTCCCGATGCTTTGGGCGCACGATCAAGCGCAGGCGATCGGCGTCTGGGATTCGATCACCGAAACCGACACCGGCCTCACGGTGAAGGGCCGCCTGCTCATCGATGATGTTGCCCGCGCTCGCGAGGTTCGAGCGCTTGTCCGCGAGGGTGCCGTGTCCGGCCTCTCCATCGGCTTCGTCAGTCAGAAGGCCACGGCCCGCGCTCGCGGTGGCCGGACCATCAGCAAGCTCGACCTGCATGAAATCTCCATCGTCGCCGTTCCCTGCCATCCCGGCGCGACCATCACCTCAATGAAAGCCGCGATTGATGGCCCGGCTACTGCACAGGAACAGAAAGTGAATCACGCAGAGAATACCGAAACCAAGGACGCCCCGGCGTTCGACCAGAAGGCGTTCGACGCCCTTCAGGCCCGTCTCGACAAGCTGGAAGCCAAGGGCAACCGCCTGCCGGCTGCCAATGACAATCAGGCGAACGACAATCTCATCCTGAAGGCTTTCGAGAGCCTGCTTCGCTTCGGTGAGCGCCGCGTGCAGGCAGATGAGACCAAGGCCCTCGTCGTCGCCAATGACGGCGCGGCCGGCTACCTCGCCCCGACCGAATACGGCAGCGAGATTATCAAGAAGCTCGTCGAGTGGTCCCCGGTTCGCCAGTATGCCCGTGTCGTCACGGTCGGCGGCAAGGAGATCAAGTATCCCCGCAAGCTGTCCGGCGCGACGGCCGTTTGGGTTGACGAGATCGGCGACCGCACCGCCTCGACCATGGCCTATGAGCAGATCACGCTCACCCCGCATGAGTTGGCGACCTTCACCGACATTTCGAATGCGCTGTTGGAAGACAACTCCTACGACCTTCGCGGCGAGCTGATCGCCGACTATTCCGAAGCGTTCGGCAAGGCCGAAGCGTCTGCCTTCGTCACCGGCGATGGCGTCGGCAAGCCCAAGGGCATCATGGCCGCGACCGGCCTCGCCGAGATCAAGACCGGCGCCGCTGCCAATCTCGGCACCGACCCGGCCGCGACGATCATCGGCCTCTATCATGCGCTGCCGGGCGTTCATGCTCAGAACGGCGTGTGGATGATGAACCGCAAGACCCTCGCCGCCCTGCGCGTCCTGAAGGATGGCAACGGTAGGTTCATCCTGGTCGATCCGATTTCGGCTGGCATGCCGACCACGCTTCTGGGCCGCCCGATCGTCGAAGCGATCGACATGGACGATGTCGGCGCCGGCAAGTTCCCGATCCTGTTCGGCGACCTTCAGGGCTATCGCATCGTCAACCGGCTGGACCTCAACATCCTGCCCGACCCCTACACCCTCGCGTCGAAGGGCCAGGTCCGTTTCAATGCACGCGCCCGCGTCGGTGCGGACGTGACGCATCCCGACCGCTTCGTGAAGCTGAAGGTCGCGGCGTAAGCCATGAGCTTCCGGCCCGCCTTTGACGAGATCGTTTTGGAGCACGGCAGCAATGCCGTGATCCTGCGCCCGTCGCTGCGGGCCGCGAGCACGCTTGAGCGCTCGCATGACGGTTTCGCGCTGTTGGCCCGTCGCATTGACGAGTTCCATACCGGCACCGTCCGCGAGATCATCATGACGGCAGCGACCGACCGCAAGGACGCCGCTGCCTTTCTGCGCTCCCTCAAAAGTAAGTCGCTACTGACTTTCCAGCGGATCGCCCAGGCACCGATCGCCCAGCTCTTTGCGGGCTTCATCCCGGCAGCCGACCCCAACGCCACGCCGTCCCCGAACGCCAAGCCGATGCCGTGGCGTGAGGTTTATCGCGAACTGTTCCGCACCGCGACCGGCTGGCTTCACTGGACGCCGGAAGCTGCTTGGAACGCGACGCCGACCGAGATCAATGAAGCCTTCGCCGGCCACGTCGCCATGCTGAAGGCCCTTCACGGCGCTGATGACGACAAGCCCGCCGATCGCAAGCCCAACCCCGCACAGGCCGCACGCAACGTCGCCGATGGCCTCGACCCCGAATTTGACCGCGCCGGCCTGCATGCCCTCAAGGCCCGCCATCAGGGACGGCGCCAGTGAGCCGCCCTCCCCGCATCTGCTCTTGTGGCAATCGTGTCCCGCATGGCGTGCGCTGCCATTGCCAGCGTGAGGCCGATCGCCTGCGCAATGCCCGTCATGATCGTCGGCGCCCGAACGCTAGCGTTCGCGGTTACAGCCGCGATTGGGAAACTGCCGCCCGCGCCTTCCTGCGCCAGCCCGGCCACGAACGCTGCGAATGCGGCGCACTCGCCACTCTGGTCCGGCATCGCATCAGCATCCGCCAGCATCCCGAGCTTCGCATGAACCCGGCCAACTGGCGCCCCGGCTGCCGACGCTGCAACGCCCTCGACTACGTCCGCGAACGGAACACCTAATGGAAAAGATCACTCTGACGCCCGGCGAATGGACCCGCATCCACGCCAGCACCGCCTTTCAGGTTATAGGCCAGCATGCAGTGCGGATGGCGCTCGGCACCTATGGTGAAGCGGCGATCACTGCACCGGCTGCCGATGCGCCTTACCTCAAGACCCAGGACTACAACCCCAAGGTCATCCGCCTTGAGGACTTCGGCTTCAGCAGCACCACGGCCATCTATCTCATGCCGGACGCTAGCCATCCGGTTGAGGTTGTCGTGCTCTGATGACTCCCGAACAGGCCCGCACCATCGATCGCCGCGAGTTCGAAGCTGAGTGCGCAGCCATCAGGCAGCGTGCCTACGCGCTTGTGCAACGCAGGCCGTTGAATCCGATGGCCGCCCAAAAACGTCGGCGCGCACCCCAACCCAAGAAGCCCCGCACGGCCAACGGCCGCCCCGCCAAGCTCTATACCGTCGATGGCATCACCTTGCCTTTGTCGGATTGGGCCGTCCGCATCGGAATGACCGCTAGCGCGCTTCATCAGCGGATGCGGAAGGGCTGGACCATTGAGGAAGTCGTGAAGGTGCCTCCCGGCCGTCACCGCCCGGGGGTGGTCGACAACTTGCCCAGCTTTTCGGGGACCGGCGGGGGGAGCACCGCGCAAGAGACGACCGAAATAACTTTTTCTGAGAAAGCCAATTCCTGATGAGTAGCGTCACGCTTTCGCTCGCGAAGGCGCATCTGAATATCGACCATTCCGCCGATGACGAGCTGCTTCAGCTCTATATCGACGCCGCTGAAGCCTATCTCGGCAACTACATCGGCAAGGCCCTCGCCGATCTCGATCCCGTCCCGGCTGACCTCAAGCTCGCGGCGCTGCGGCTTGTCGCCTTCTATTACGAGCACCGCGAGGCCGTTTCATTCGGCGATGCGATGCGTTTGGCGCCCTATGGCGTCATCAGCATCGCCAATTCCTACCGCGATCGGTGGTTCGGGGAGGATGCGGCATGAGCGACAACGGCCTCGATCGCATGAACCGGCGCTTCGCTGCCGTGCTTACGAACGTCCCTGAGGTGGTGCAGCCGGCCCTTGTGAAGGGTGCGGAAGAGATCGCCGCGACGCAGCGCCAGCTCGCGCCGGAAGATACCGGCGACCTGAAGGATTCCATCGCCGTCACGCCGCCCGGTGGCACGACGCCCGCCTATTCGCAGCCGGGCGGGAGCCGCACGGCGAAGGACGGCGAGGCGCTGGTCACGGCCGGCAATGTCGCCGTCCGGTATCCGCACCTTGTCGAATACGGCACCTCTGATGCGCCCGCGCAGCCGTTCTTTTGGCCGGGCTTCCGGCTGAAGCGGAAGCGCGCGCAGGACCGGATCAAGCGCGCCATCAGCAAGGCCGTCCGCACCGGGTGGGATGCGCCGTGATCGACCCCAGCCTTGCCCTTCAGACCGCTTTGCGGGCACACCTCGTCACCGACCCGGCCGTCTCTGCGCTTGTCGATCCGGGGAGTGTCCGCGACGGCGCGATGCGGCCGGACGAATTGCCGGCCATCCTGTTCGGCGCCGGCTCGATCATGATGCACGGCCGGGCCTCCGGTGGGCAGTTCGTCGCGACGGTGCTCCTCGACCTGCATGTGTGGGCAATCGAAGACGGTCTCGACCGCGCCAAGCACATCGGCGCTGCTGTAGCGCGTCGGCTCATGGATTGGCCGGCCGGCGACGGCTTCGCCCTGGACGATTTCAAGCACACCCGCACCGTCTGGCCGCGCGATCCCGATCCGAAGTTCGGGCACGGCGTCATGTCGATCGAAGCCGTCATCCGGTGGAGCATCTGACATGCAGGCCGGGAAGCTCGACCGCACCATCACCATCGAACGGCAGACGAAGACCGTGACGCCTTCCGGTGGCACCGTCACCGCCTGGACGATCATCGCCACGCCGCGCGCCGAGATCGTGAAGCAGTCGGCGAGCGAGTTTCTGACCGGCTTCGGCGAGGCCGAGAACGGCAGCGCCGTCTTCCGCATCCGGTGGCGTGCCGACGTCACGACCGCAGACCGCATCGTGCATGACGGCGTCGCGCACGACATCAAGGAAATCGCGGAGATTGGGCGCCGTCGCGGCCTCGAGCTGCGCGCGGTGGCAACGTCGTGACGCATCTTCGCGGCGTGAAGCCGGCCCTCTCCCCCGATCGCGAGCCCCTGACCAAGTCCCCGGCAGCGCCGAAGTGGATGACGGCAGAGGCGCGCGCCGAGTGGAAGCGGATCATGCCGCGCCTCATTGCCGACCGCATCATCACGCGGGCCGACCTCACCGGCGTCGAGAACTACTGCGTTGCGACGGGCCGCGTCCGCGAGATCGAGGCCATCTTCGCCGCGTCCGGCACGCTCGATAAGACCCTTTTCGGCATGCAGAACCGGGCCATGCAGACCGCCCGGCAGCTCGCGGCCGAATATGGCCTGTCGCCGGTGTCGCGTGCCCGCGTTGGCAGCGGGGCGGCAGATGACGATGACGACGACAATCCGCTTGCGATCGGCAGGAACCGCCGGTGAGCAAGAGCGCGTTCCCGCACTGGATTTACGACGGCAGCCCCATTCCTGACCCGCTCGGCTATGGGCAGGATGCCGTTGACTTCGTCCGGGCGCTGAAGCACCCTGCGAGCACTGCGCCGCGCCACGCTTTCCAGCTTTACGACCCTTTCGAGCGCATGATGCTGGCAACCTACGGCCCCCGGCATCCGAATGGACGCCGCATCGTCAAGACGGTGTTTTTGATGATGGGGCGAGGCAATCGGAAGACGAGCCATGCCGCCGCATGGTCCCTGCTTCATTTGATCGGCCCTGAAGCCGAGCCCGGCAAGCAAGTGCTGTTTGCCGCTTATGACCGCGAGCAAGCCAGCATTGGCTTCCGCGAGGCGGCGAGCATCATCCGCATGGATAAGCGGCTAGTTGCGGCGACGAAGATCAATGAGGCGTTCAACGCGCCGAAGCAGATATTGAACCGCACCAATGGCACGATGCTTCGGACCGTTTCCAGCGACGGCAAAGCGCAGAATGGCGGCAGCCCCGCCTTCCTTTTGATCGATGAAATCCACGCTTGGAAGAACCGCGAGCTGTGGGAAACGCTGGACGGCGGCACCACGAAGGTAGACGACCCGCTCACAATCATCTGCACCACGGCCGGGCGCGGGCAGGACGGTATCGGATACGAGAAATACGAATATGCCTTCAAGGTCGCGACCGGCGAGATTGAAGACCCTTCCTTTCTACCGATCATCTTTCAGGCCGAGCCGGGCGACGACTGGCGCGATGAGGCCGCTTGGCTAAAGGCGAACCCCGGTCTGCCGTTCGGCTTCCCCAACATCGAAGGCTTGCGGACGAAGGCGCGCGAGGCCGAGAACAGCCCGCCGTCCCGATATCAATTCCAGCAATATCACCTGAATATCTGGCACGGCGCTTCCCGCGACCCGCTCTTTGATATGGCCGTTTATGACGCCGGCCGCGATCCGAACTTTGACCTCGCCGAGCTTGAACCGCTTCCGTGCTGGCTTGGGGTGGACCTTTCGCGCTCTGGCGACCTCACTGCGATCGTCGGCGCGTGGCGTCATGCCGATGGGCGCGTCTCGGTGCATCCTTGGTTCTATCTGCCGTCCGACGGCTTGGCTGAGAAGGCCCGCGTCGAACAGGTGCCGTATCTCCGGTGGCAGGATGACGGCTTTCTCAATGTGATCGACGGCCCCGTAATCGAGCCGGACATGATCGCTGCCGAGATCATCAATCTGTGCGCCACCTATGACGTTCAGGAAGTCGCGTTCGACCCGTCGCTTGCCGGCCCGATCATGAGCAAGCTGATGGACCACGGCGTAAACGTCGTTCAGCAGCCGCAGTCGTCCAAGCACATGCACGGTCCGATTTGCGACCTTGAGCGCTTCGTGAACGGCAAGCGCCTGCGTCACGGCGGGCATCCCATCCTTCGCAATCACCTTGATAGCGTCGTGGTGAAGCGCGCGACCAATGCCGGCGAGCTGGTCACGATGCACAAGGGCACCCGGCATTCGAACCACATCGACGGCGCCGTGGCCTCTGCCATCGCTGTCTCGCGCGCCGCTGCGAACGACAACCGGCGCAGCATCCACGACATGGACCCCGACGAGGAAGACCAGTTCTGGACCAAGGTCCACGAGCTGGCAGCATAGGAACTGAGATCAATGGCCGGTGAGGCAGAACAGCTTGTCGTAAGCCTTGAGGCTCGCATCCGCGAGTTCGAGCGCAATATGCAGCGTGCCCAGCGCACTGCGAACGACAACTTCCGGGGTATCGAGCGGCGCGCCCGCACGGCCGGGAAGAACCTCGAAAATGCGATGGCTACCAGCAGCAACGCTATGACGCGCAGCTTGGACGGCTTTGGCCGGGCTGCCGCTGGCAAGGTCGGTGCCGCCTTCGCTGCGATCACGGCCGGAGTCGGGTTGAACGAGCTGCGGAAGACGGCCGACGACTACACCAAGATCATGAACACGCTGAAGGTGGCCGGCGTGAAAGATGCCGATCTCGGCAGCACCTTCGACAAGCTGTTCGCCAGTGCCCAGCGCAATTATGCGCCGCTCGACGCGCTCGCGACCCTCTATGGCCGCGTCTCGGCTGCCCAGACCACGCTGAAGGCCAGCAGCACCGAAGTCATGCAGGTGACTGACATCGTCGCGCAGTCGCTTCGCGTCGGTGGCACGTCGGCATCAGCGGCGTCCGGTGCCCTGCTTCAGCTCGGCCAGGCACTCGCGGGCGGCAAGGTGCAGGCCGAGGAATACAACAGCTTGCTCGACGGCATGCGCCCGCTCTTGGAAGCGGCAGCGGCCGGCATGGTGGAAGCCGGCGGCGACGTCGCCAAGCTCACCGCCCTTGTGAAAGATGGGCAGGTTTCGAGCGAGGCGTTCTTCCGGGCGATTCAGGCCGGCGCGCCGATGCTTGAAGAAAAGCTGGCCGGCGCCGCGATCACGACTGAGCAGGCATGGCAGAGCTTGCAGAACGAGCTGGTCAAGGCCGTTGGCGAGTTCGACAAGGCGACCGGCGCCAGCGCTGCCCTTGCCGGCGCGATCGACAACCTCGCCGGCTCGATCGGTGGGATTGGCCGGGCCGCTGCCGGCGCCGTCAACGGCGTGCAGGCCCTTATCGCCAAGGTCGGCGAGCTTGCCGCTGCCAATGCCGGCGTGCAGCGTCAGCAGGCCCTCATCTATCAGAACGAGCGCGCCGACCGCGTCGCGGCAGCCCGCGAGATGGGCCTTGCCAACGCTGGCGGCCGGAACAACCTCGCGCAGGAGCGCGCAGCGGCCGATAGCGCCGCGATGCAGCGCAGCCGCGAGGCCGTCTCTAACTTCCGCGCCTCTGAGATCGACTACGCCAATCGGCTTCGCGAGACCCCGCTTCCGCCCGCGCGTCCGAAGGGCGCCGGGAGCACGATCAAGCCCATCAGCCTCGCCGACTACGCTGTCCCCGGCGAGGAAGGTAAGGGCGGCGGTGGCGGTGGTGGTTCGGGTGCCGAAAAGCTCTCCCGTTACGAGCGCGAGATTCAGGCGATCGAGCGCCGCACCGAAGCCCTGCGCCTTGAGGCCGAGATGGTCGGCAAGAGCAAGCGGGAGGTTGAGCAGTCCAAGATCGCCCTTCAGCTTGAGCAGGCAGCGAAGCGCGACGGCATCACGATCACCGACCAAATGCGGACGGCGATCGACGCAGCCGCGCAGGGCTATGCCAACGCGAAGATGCGGGTGGAAGACCTGAAGACTGCCTTCGAGGGCACCCGCGACGCGGCCAAGTTCTTCGGCCAGGAGATCACCGACGGGCTTGTCGACATGGTGGTTGAGGGCAAGTCCGCGACCGAGGTTATCCAGTCGCTCGGCAAGGCGATGTTGAAGGCCGCGCTTCAGGGTGCGCTCATGGGCAGCGGCCCGTTCGGCAAGATCTTCGGCGGCGGCATCTTCGGATCGATCTTCGGCGGGCTCGGCTTCGCGGACGGTGGCTACACCGGGCGGGGTGGCAAGTATGAGCCGGCCGGCATCGTCCATCGCGGCGAGTATGTGATGAGCAAGGCCGCGACGAACCGGATCGGCGTCGGCAATCTCGAATCCCTACACCGGGGCGCACTGAAGGGCTTCGCGGCCGGTGGCTATGTCGGCGACGCGCCCGCGATCCGGAGGCCGGACGTTGCAAGCGCCAACGCCGCGCCGACGCAGACCGTCAACATCAATGCGCCGGTGACGGTCAACGCGAGCGGCGGGACGGTCGAGCAGAATGAGGATTTGGCGAAACGTATGAGCCGTGAACTTGAACTGACGATGCGATCCGTCGTGAGTGCCGAGCTGACGCGCCAGACGAAGCCGGGCAACTTCCTCAACACGAGGAGCCGCTGATGCCCCTTCCGACCTTCGTCCCGCCGATCGGTCCCTCCGTCGGCACGTCGCACAAGCCGCAGCTCAACCTCTATGAGGCTGACTTCGGCGACGGCTATTCGCAGCCGACGCCCAAGGGCATCAACCACATCCGGCGCACCGTCTCGCTGAAATGGGACGGTCTGACGCCGGAGCAGGCCGACGAGATCGAGGACTTCTTCATCCGGATGGAGGGCAACAAGCCCTTCTATTACGCCGCCTATGGCGCGCGTGGTCCGGTGAAGTGGACCTGCAAGGAATGGACGAGGCCGCAGGGTCCGGGCATCTGGACCTTCACGGCCGAGCTTGTGCAGAGCTTCAGCAACGCCGCGTGATCGCATGGCCCCGCCCTGAGTCAGGGAAGGCCCAGGACGGCCGGCGACGGTGTAGCTGGCACGGTGACGCGGCCGGAATCTGCCGGCCGCTGGTGACCTCCAAAGCGACCGCGCCGGAACGGTCCCCTCTCGCCATGAGATAGGTGACGGGGAAGGGAGCGGAGCGACCGACCCCGGAGCCGTCTCGATCCGACACGGGATGCTTGGTGCCAGAACCAGAAGCCGACGCCTTCGGCTACCGGAGGAGCTTTCCAGAACCTCTCTCCGGACACGTAAGAAGCTGGCCGGCCGCTTGCGGCCGGGCGGGGAGCGCGAGGGGCGGCAGCCCCTCGTAATGCCGTACGCCTGCTTCTGATGCGATGTCCGTCATCAATTTCGCATCCATAGTCTAATATGCTTCTGTTTATCTACACGTCTGCACTACGGCAGAAAATGATGACGGACACGGCGCCGGGTTGGTGTCCGAAAATGATGACGAACGCCCCAGCTCCAAACTCTTGCATTTTACTCGTTAACGTGTTAACGTGTTTTCACCTTAAATCGGAGTTGTCATGTCCGCCGTCAAACAGTCCGCCAATGCCGTCCGTCTCGACCCCCGCCGGGTGGAGCAGTTGAAAGCCATCGCCGTGAAGCTCGGCACCACGAACGCCGGTGTCATCTCTCAGACTATCCGCCAGCATATCGCGGCGGGCACCATCCCGGCCGACATCCCCGGCATCAGCGTTCGCAAGGGCCAGGGCGGCGTCGTCGTCTCGATCGATGATGGCGAGCCGGTAGCTCTCAGCTATGACCGTGCCCGCGCGATCGCGGTGTCCCTCCGCGCCGCTGTGAACGCTGGCGCCAGCACGATCGAACCCTTCGGCGGTGTCGGCTATGGCGTGGTCAAGCAGGGGACTGGCATCAAGTTCATGCTGCCCTTCGCCGGCACCGGCGCGCAGACGATCCAGAATGCCATCAGCTTCCCGCCTGATCTCGCCAGCGATCTCGCCGACTTGATCGAGAAAGAGGCGACCTAAAAGAAAAGGCCCTGACGCGCCAACGTCAGAGCCTCTGTCTACTAGCCAAAGCCATCACCGCCGACCAAGCGATAGGTTGATTATATGCCTGATGAAGTTGTAGCGCAACATTTCAATCGCGGAGTTACTGCTGAAGATATTGCTGACCTCTTTGCAGAGATCGACAACATCGACATCCCGGCAGAACACACCAGTGCGCCGGCAGCGCCCGTGCCTACCCGCGCCTTCCCGCCGGCCCTGAAGGCCCTCATACTCGCAAAGGCGGCCGAACTCAAAGCCGACTCTTACGCTAACGGCTGGACGGCGCAGGCTTGGCGGGCGATCGACGCTTGGCGCGTCGCGAACGCCAAGGACTATAACGAAAAGCGCAGGCACGAATACGCTATCGCTAAGTTGGCGAAGACCGGCACCCTGCCGCGCGCATACAACAAAGCACCGACGCCCGCCGATCGGGCGGATCAGCTTGCCGAGGCGCAGCAGACGCGTCGGAAGAACATGACGCAGCAGCAGCGTGAAGCTGAGAGCGCCAAGAGGCAGGCCCGCCGGCTTAAGGCAAAACCGGGCAAGCGCCCGGAAGATCACCCGAACTTCGGCCGCTTCTGATCGCGCTCACGACTTTCTGTAGCGCAGCTCCCGGCTCGCTATAACGAAGATGCCAGCCCCGAACTCAGAAGCGGCAGGCTGGCACGGCGCCTAGCGGGCCTTCTCGGCAAACGCACCGCGAGGCGCCAATAGAAGCCCCTCGCGGACTAGTCACCCGCGAGGGGCTTTTGCTTCATCCGGAAGTAAATAAGCGCTTACTTACTTTAAATTGTAGCGCCACACACAAGACAACTCTTGCGTGACCTCGTTCCGGCGTGCGATTCTCTGCTTCGCGTCATCCCGACGCAGCAGAGAGCCCACGATGTCCCCCATCAACGTCCAAGCCTACATCCCCACCGACGCCTATCGCGCGATGCTCGACCAGCTCATGGTCGCCCCTGCCGCACCCGGCCACGACCTACGCACCCGCCTTGTCGAGATATTGGGCGCGGCCGGCGTCTGGCCGATCTCCTGCCTTGAGGATCGCCTGGACGAACGGCGCCGGCGCCGTGAGCGCGAGAAAAAGGACGAAGGCGAGAAATAGCAGTTGACGCGGGAATGATCGTTTCGTTACAGTTTGCATGTAACGAAACGGAGCGAGCCATGGCGCTGACACCAGCCGAGCGGACAAGAGCTTTTCGAGAACGTCAAAAGGCGGCGCAGCAAGCGGCGCTAAAGACACCCACGAAAGCGGCTGCATATGTCCAGGGCAAGTTCTCTGAGTTCATCGGCAACCGGACCCTCGAGTTCGACGAGAATCTAGATGCCTATGGCATCAGGATCATGGGGACCGGGCTGGACGAAGAGCTTCAACAGTTCGAAACCGAGCACCAGCACGAAGCGCCGCTGACCTCTCTTGAGCGCTCCATGGCTCTCGTTGGCGTGTTCATTGACGCCGCGAAGGAGCTCAGCGAGCTGGTCAACGCTTTCAAGCTCCAAGAGATTGAGCGCGCCATTGAACACGCGATCAAGCTGAGTGCGGATCTTCCCCGTGGCGACGTAGATGCGCTGAAGGCGTCGTTCGCCGAGATCGAGCGCCTGAAGGCGATCCGCTCCGATCTACGCAAACCCACTCGCCATACCGTGGCGAGCATCAGAGCGCAGGGCGAGTAGCCTTGAGCAGCGACCGGCCCGACTCCGCTACCACACTTCGTCAGGCCGGCCATCCGTAACCATCGCAAACACAAGGATCAGCGATGACTATCGAGAATATCATGCAGGCTACGCGGCCGGCAACGTATACGCATCTGACGATGAGCCGCAGCGCATATCGCTTCTATCTTGCCACCGTCTTCGGATACGGCGAGGTGAAAGGGCATATCTTTCGCGCTCCCTATCAGCAGGTCGAGTATTTGAACGCTCCTGCCGGACTTATCGTCCTTGCTCACCACGCTGACGTGCGGGGCCAGGTGGACGGCATTCATCCCGCGTCGCTTAGTCATCACATTGACGATGCACCGGCGATTGTTGAGCCCTTTGGGCGCTCGGGCGTCTACGCAGAGCATTATCTTCCTCGCAAGTGGCAGGGTGCATTGGTGATCGGCGCCTTCGGTCGCATGATTGACGCTGGCGATCCCGAAGCACCGCGCTTCACGCGCGACGTAGGATACTTCACCCTTGAAACGTTCGATGGGCCCGATGGTCCGATCGTCGCGGTGATCGAGAAGCGTGACACGATCCACGTGATCCACGCGGCGCCTAGCGCTGCCGAAAGGGAGCCCGCCTGATGCCCATCATCCTCCCCGAGCCCTACGAGCCCGACGCCCGGCTCGACGCCATCACCGACGTCGCGATCATGATCAAGGACGCAATGACCAGTGACGAGTCGGTGAGCATCTACGACCTCGCTGAAGAGATCGTGGACTTTCTTCGGCCTGCCTTCGCCACTCGCCTCCCGTTAGCGGCGATGCGGGAATGGCAGGAGCGGCATCGCAGTGAGGAAATTGAGCGCGTCTTCAAGGCGCTCAGTAGCGCAAGGGAAGCCGCCAGCCTCGCCGCCTCCAAGCCCCGCATTCGGGTCCGGGCGGCGACGCAGCACACTGCCTGAGCCCAGGGCGATCAACGATATGAGGCCCGCCGGTGCAGATCGGCGGGCCTCTGAGTTGCATAACCGATTGGTGAGCTACTGGACGGATTCAACTACGCGGCAATTGGCACCGCCGTTTCCTGTGCAGAAGCCGATGGCTCGCTTTCTCGCATCCGCCAAGGTTGTCGTCCCGAAGGCATAGCCGCAGCCTTTGTCCTTTCCGCGCGCAAATGCCTTTGGCGCTGCCGAAGCACTATATTTTCCATATGCTGCTGAGCAATTCGGCCCCATGCCGGTCTGCATTGCTAGTGCCGGCGCCGAAAGCAATAACAACGCAAGCGCACTTGTTAACCCCAGTATCTTCACAACCAGTCTCCAGCCCTAGCCAGCGCCATTGTTGGCGCACAGAGTTACGGTAGGGTAGAGGGAAGCCGGTTGTCGAGAGTGCCTAGCTATCGTCTACGGGCGCCCTTGCACCCTCTGAGAACACCCCGCGCAGGAAGCCGCGCGAGACGGCCTTGTCGGCGTCGGCAAGGAGTGCATGGAAGTCGTGCAGGAGCGCCCGTAGGGCCTGCCGCTCGCTGCCGTGTTCCTCGACCAGCTCGATCAGCTCCCACTCGATCGCGTCGCGATCATCCTTGATCTCGGCTGGCTTGGCTGACATGACCATCGTCCTCTGCGATAAGAACAAAATAGGAACATTATCTGAGCGGGAGTCAAGGTGCCTGTGCGGCCGTCCACAGGGAGCAGGGCGGGTTTCGACACGAAGCCTGAGCAACCTATAAGCAGGACGTGCAAAGAGGGCGGCGACGATGAATGAGCGACAAGGCCTCCAGAACTCCCGGCGCCACGCCTGGAGCAAGCTCAGCAAGCAGCAAGTCGGCGCCTACGCCGAATATTTCTTCAAGATGGAATTCACGATGGCCGGATTCCAAGTCTATTCAACAGAAGTTGACGACAGAGGAATTGATTTCGTCGTTCGGCATGAGATGGGCGCGTTCCGCGAAATCCAAATCAAATCGGCGCGTGTCGATCCTGAAAAGCCTAGCGCCTACATCTTCATGCAGAAAACGAAATTCGCCCTTCGCGACGATAATCTACTTGGCTTGGCACTTTTTTTCGAAGGGAGGGAGCCGGAGCTGTTCCTTATCCCATCAACCAGATGGACGACGCCGGACACTGTGTTCTGCGATCGCCCTTATGGGGGCGAACTCAAGAGCAAGCCCGAGTGGGGCTTGTCGCTATCCCGAAAGTCGATGCCCATGCTTGATGAGTTCAGGTTCGAGCACGCCATTGCGCGCACCATTTGAGGGCAATCAACCCACGGCCGTGCTACAAATCCACAGCCACAAATCTGCTACAAAATGACACTCGGATTCCAGTCTAACAAATTGATTTATAGATATTATTTTTCCTGACGGAGTTTCCCTCCGTCTCCGCCACCCCCACCCCCTTGATTAATAGAGACATTTTTAAGCGCTGCCGGGCACGATACACGGCGGCATACACATGGCTGGCTATCTCTGGCGTCGCG